CTTACTACCAAGAAACTTTCCGAACATAGGGGTTGTTGAAGGACAACTACCTGAAGACGTTGTGGAAAACATATGGACTGTAATTAACGAGGCAAGAGATAAGCCCGATGACATGAAGCCTGAACTTGCAGGTAACATCAGCTCATCTATACGGTTAGACTCAGGCTCACCACTGCTAGAAGAGTTTGTCAGTGAGTTAATCCCTAAGTTTATGGACAGCCACATTGAGTCTTATGGCCCACCTTGGCGAGCAGTTATGAGAGAGGGTGAAGGGTTTAACTTAGAAAGCCTCTGGGTAAACTTCCAGAAGAAACACGAGTTTAACCCACCACACGATCACGGTGGCGTGTATAGCTTTGTAATATGGATGCAAATACCGACTTCCTTTGCAGAGCAACGCAAGCTACCAATATGCGCTGAGTCAAATGCAGATAATCATATATCTAACTTTGCCTTTAGCTACACAAATACGTTAGGCAAAGTATCAACCTTTGCGTATAATATGGAGAAAGAAGCTGAAGGGTACATGGTTATGTTTCCTGCACAAATGCTCCACCAAGTTTTTCCGTTCTATGAAAGCGACGGGGAAAGAATATCAATATCAGGTAATATTAGTATAGGCAAAAAGGAAGAATAAAATGGCAAGAGAAGACGCACAAATAGCACAGGACTACTCAGCAATGCTGGGCAGTGTAAGTGTTATCACTGAAGTTATAGCGACGCATAACAAAGGTGGTTCAGTAACGGAGGCAGACTTTTGTAGTGATATGACGACAGCAGAAAAGAAAGAACGTACAGCTCGAAGTAAAGGTTACTTAGTTACTATGAAGGCATTAGATGACTGGGGTAGCGAAGATATGACGCCAGTAACAAATGCAATTAGTGCGGCTACAACCTTTATAGGATAAACAAACCATAAAATAGGGAGAAAATTATGGCTAAAAAAGAAGAAGTTAAAGAAAACGTAATTAATATTGACGGGCAAGATTTTACAGAGAAATCTCTGTCTCAATCGTCCAAATATTTAATTGCTCAGATTAAGGATTTAGAGGCGCAACAAAGCAAACTTCAATTTCAAATGGATCAAAAGTTAGCGGCTCTTAGTGTTATGAGGGCTAAACTTGCTGAATCTTTAAAGCCTGAAGAAGAGGTACAAGAGTTAGCGTCGTGAAATTAGCTGAGAGGATTACAGTGGTGGAAGTGCAATTAGAGGAGCGTTGGAAGGAAACCATAATTCGGATTAAGCGAATTGAGGCTATTCTAATTGGCACTGCTGGCACAATCATTGTCCTCTTGGCAGGAATGTTATGGAAACTTTAAATGGCTAAAAAACTACAGGAAAACAGTAAGTACGCAATGGCAGATGCCGATGGCGACGGAGTTATTACAGATGAAGAACTCGATCGACACGAGCGGTGGGTTCGCCTAGAGAACGAAGATAAGTTAGCTGACACCCAACGTATTATGGCTTGGATAGCAATGATTGTAACTATTTCCGCAGTTATTGTCTTGTTAACCCCAGTTGTGGCAATAGACAGAGTTGCCACCGCGTCAGGATTCTTAAATACATTTATTGTAGCTCAATTAGGAGTTGTTGTTGGTTTTATGGGGGCTACAGCCTTATCTAAAACTAAATTAAAGTAGGAGTTTAAAATGCTATCATTATTAGGTGCGGCACTCGGCTTCGGAACATCTGTAATCCCTAGTATTATTCAAATATTTACACAGAAACAAGCTGACGCCCAAGAGCTTAAAATGCTTGAAGCTAAGGGTAAATACGCGGCACAGCTATCTTCATTAAAATTAGACGAGCTAGACGCTAAAGCCGATATTGCAGAGACTGAGGGCATATACGCTAGTATGAGGGCGGCAAATGCTAAGTCTGGATTTGCGGCAGCTTTATCTGGGTCAGTCAGGCCAGTTGTGACATACTTACTTGTGGGTCTTTTCCTTACCGTTAAGATATCTGGTTTAGTTTACTCGCTTGGACAGGGATTAGAGTTTCACACAGCAATGCGTGAAATTTGGTCAGATGATACAAATTTACTCTTCACAAGCGTAATCTCATTTTGGTTTGGATCACGCCAGTTTGCTAAAATGAGGAATAATAAGAAATGAAATCTAACTTTGAAGAATGTATGGCAAGACTGTTAGCTCACGAAGGTGGCTATGTTTGGCACGCAGAAGACCCTGGAGGGGAAACAAACCTCGGTGTAACTCGTGCCGTTTACGAGCAGTACGCAGGTCGGCAAGTTATGGACGGTGAGATGGAAGGTCTTACCCACGACGATGTGTACCCTATATATAGAGAAAACTATTGGGATCGCGTTCGTGGTGACGATTTACCTTCTGGTGTTGACTGGGCGGTATTTGACTGGGGTGTAAACTCTGGAACAAGCCGAGCAGCCAAAGCCTTACAACGTATTGTAGGCGTTGAGCAAGATGGCGGTATAGGACCAATGACGTTACAAGCCGTATCTTCTGTCGAGCCTGCTGATATTATAGATCAACTACATTACATGCGTGAAGGGTTTTACAGATCGCTCAGTACGTTTGATACATTTGGCCGTGGTTGGTTAAGAAGAAACGATGAAACAAAGGAGCAAGCATTAAATTTAATTTAGGTCTAGTCTTCTTTGTATAAGATATGCTAAGATAAGATAGTAATATGTTAGACTTTATGGGGGACTATGCGAATGGATGAGATTTATCTTGCAGAATCTGTATATCGTATTATAAGAGACAAACGAGAAGTTGTTTTTGAGGCGTTAATTCATAATCAAATCAAGAGCATGGAGCATTATCGTGAGCTTATGGGAATGTTAAATTCCCTAAATCATGTGGAACAGGAACTAAAAAGCCTGCTAGAAAAACAGGAGCGCTCAATTGAGTGAAGAAAACCAAGTAGACTTGGAAGCCGCAAAAAAAGGTGTTGAAGATCTAGCCTCTGCGTACCAAGAAAAACCGGTTCTACGGCCGGAAACAATAGGAACTTCCCTTTTAGAAAGATTGCCTACCCCAACTGGATGGCGGATTTTGATTTTACCTTATAGAGGTCAAGGCAAAACCGACGGTGGTATTTTATTACCAGATAAAGTTATAGAGGAACAAAAAGTATCCACTCAGGTAGGATACGTGCTTAAAGTAGGTTCTTTAGCCTACGGAGATCCAACTAAATTTCCTTCAGGGCCTTGGTGCCAAGAAAAAGATTGGGTTATGTTTGCACGTTATGCTGGTTCTCGTTTTCAAATAGATGGCGGAGAAGTTCGCATTTTAAATGATGATGAAATATTAGCAAAAATCTCAAGTCCCGAAGACGTATTACATTTTTAGAGGAAGATCATGGAAGAAGAAAAAGACCAAATAGAGCTTGAACTTGAAGAAACAGAAGATGTTGAAGTAGAGTTAGAAGCCTCTCCAAAAGAATCAGGAAAACCTGAAGTAGAAGTTATTGAAGATCAGTTTGAAAAAAGTGACACAGCAACTCAAAAACGAATTGACCGTCTAACAAAGAAGATGCGGGAAGCCGAACGCCGCGAAGGTGAAGCGCTTACATACGCTAAAAACGTTCAAGCTGAATCTCAAACTATAAAGAAAAGAATGGATAGTTTAGATACCAGTTACGTTAATGAATATACCTACCGTGTTACTAGTCAAATGGAGCAAGCTGAAAAAGATCTAGCCCGCGCCATGGAATTAGGGGATAGCGCAGAAGCTGTAAAGATACAGAGAAACATGACTTCTTTGGCTATTGAAAGTGACCGAGCTTCTCAAGCAAAAATGCAGCAAGACCGTTATAGACAACAAGCTACGGCCCAGCAACAACAGCAAGTTCAACAACCTATGCCGCAACAACAACCGCGTAGACCGGATCCAAAAGCAGAAGATTGGGCCGAAAGTAATGAGTGGTTTGGCCAAGACGAAGCAATGACTTATGCTGCATTTGGGATACATAAAAGACTTGTTGAAGAAGAAGGGTTTGACCCGCAGACAAATGACTACTATAGTGAATTAGACAGGCGAGTTGCAAAAGAGTTTCCGCACAAGCTTGGTAATAAGAAGAGACGTCCCGCTCAGAGCGTTGCTTCTGTTTCAAGAAACTCATCTGGGCGCAGTAGTGGGAAAAAGGTTAGACTCACCCCTAGCCAAGTCGCAATAGCGAAAAAATTGGGTGTGCCGTTAGAAGAATACGCAAAATACGTGAAGGATTGAGAATATGAGTAATGAAAACGAAAAGTTGGAAAATTCTATTAATCGCACTTCTCGCGCAGCTAACACACGGGAAAAAACGGCAGTGCGTAAGCCGTGGTCTCCACCGTCCATGTTGGACGCACCACCTGCACCTGATGGGTACAAGCATCGTTGGATAAGAGCGGAAACGCGCGGATTTGACGACACTAAGAACATCAGCGCAAAGCTTCGGGAAGGCTGGGAATTGGTCAGAAAAGACGAATACCCAGATTTTGAAGCACCAGTAATGGAATCAGGAAAATATTCAGGTGTGTTTGGTTTAGGCGGACTAATTCTTGCAAGAATGCCATTAGAAACAGTTGTCGAAAGGTCGAATTATTTCGCTAAGAAAAACCACGACCAGATGGAAGCTGTGGACCATGATATGATGCGCGAGAATGCACATTCAACAATGACGATCAATAAACCTGAACGTCAACAAAGAGTAACCTTTGGTGGACCTAAAAAAGGCTAACCCACCACCCTACTGGAGAAAAATAAATGGCAAATACAGACTCATCTTATGGCCTCCGACCAATATCAAGACAGGGCTCTTCGCCTTCGTCTAATGGTATGACAGAATATCGTATTGCATCTGACAATTCAAACCCTATTTTCCACGGCATGGCGGTTATTCCGTTAGCTGCGGGCGTTATTGACGATCTACAAGCTGCGGCTGGTGGTAACGTTGGTATTGTAGGCGTTTTTGGAGGATGTGAGTACGTTTCTTCTACTACTGGTGAAACAGTATGGTCGAATTACTGGCCCGGCTCTGGCGCGGATAGTGCTTATCCCGTTAAAGCTTTCTTGTACGACGATCCAAATCAATTGTTCCAAGTTGCTACATCAAACGTAGTAGCGGCGGCAAACACTGAAGCAGAAATCCGCGCAGCGGTCTTTGCAAACATAGCGTTTGCAACGGGTAACAGTGGTTCTACTATCACTGGTCTCTCTTCTGCCACAGCGGATCTAAATACAATAGCAACCACCAACACTTTGGCTCTTAGAGTTATGGGGATTCAAAACGATCCTGCTAATTCTGATTTCACTGCTGCGGGTATCCCATTAATCGTTCGTATAAACAACCACTTCAATGCGCCTACTGGCTCTATTGCGGCGGCTACTGTTTCTACAACTGGCGTATAGGAGACTAGAAAATGGCTATATCACGCGCACAACTGGCTAAAGAGCTAGAACCCGGTCTCAATGCCTTATTTGGGATTGAATACAATCGTTATGAAAACGAGCATTCAGAAATCTTTGACGAAGAAAGTTCAGACCGAGCTTTTGAAGAAGAAGTAATGTTGGGCGGATTTGCATCTGCACCTGTAAAAAGTGAAGGCGGAGCAATCAGCTTTGACGATGCACAGGAAACATACACGGCTCGTTACACAAACGAAACGATTGCTTTAGCGTTCTCAATTACTGAGGAAGCTATTGAAGACAACTTGTATGACCGTCTTGCGTCACGCTACACAAAAGCTCTGGCTCGTTCCATGGCTCAAACGAAGCAAATCAAAGCAGCAAATGTACTAAACAATGCGTTTAGCACAGGTGTTCAT